TTGACACCAGTATTTTGTGCAAAGACAAAAGAAGGTAGTAACAATAATAATGTCAATAATTTTTTCATTTTTGTATTTTCGAACATATTCTAGATGAGACTAACGACGCTGTATTTTGACGCTTTACAATTTGTGTCCGTGAACAAATGTATACAACTCTGTCGAGATCTTCTTCTTTTATGTATATATTTATAATTTTTCTTTCTAGGTAAGCTACATGTGTAGTACGTTCATATGATGCCCAAGGCACATGATTAAAGTTTTCGTCAAACACGTCAAATGTAAAATAATTAACGTCAGCACGAGAATTCCACAGGGTCATATTAACCTGATAAATTCCTTCAGCCCATGATTGCTCGAACTTTGGATAGGTGGGAGTCCATGAATGGCCCCAAACGGGACCACTCAGGACTAACAAAAGTGCCATGATATAGCGCATGGTTTAGAGTGCTATACAGTTAGCTTCCACAATAGAGGTGTAAGTACCACCTGGAAGTGCTTTGCTATAACCATAGTCAGCTTCTGAACTGACCTTAAACCACGTGCTACCAGCGATTGACAGATCTACTTCTGTCGTATTATCGTATTCGATCTTATCAGTATCATACGCAGACATACCAGCATCTGACACAGCCTCAACTGAAGTGGATCCAGTCCATGTTACTGTATCATTGAGTGCAGGACTCTGAGAGAAAGAGATAGGATGAGAAATAACAGCTTTGTATGCATCGGCGAGTACTACATCGAAGCGTACAACCGGTTCTACACCACCGTCAACAGCATCAGTTGAAAGAATGCTTGCTGAAGGGTTACCATACACACCTTGCTTGTCGATGGTAACTACACACTTTGACTCAACGTTACCAATGATAGGAACGTCGGCAGCCTGTGCGCCGATGGCCATCATAGCAATTGAAGCGGCCAAAATTTTCTTGAACATTAACGTTCTCCTTTATATTGTGATTTGACTAATTTGTCATGAAGTAAGTCTTGCGCATATTGTAGTCTACGTCCCCGATTATTTCTAGGCAACGTAGCATCTTTGAGTTGCACTGTCTCATTGTATACTGTATCTGGCAGTTGATTATAATATATGTTTGAGAACTGATTCAAAGCCATCTGCTGTTGATGTTTTGCAGTGTCTTGTGCATTCTGTAAGGAACGACCAACTATTCCTAATACAGTTTCGAGATCAACCTCTTCATCTTCATTATCTTCTTTTTCAGACATTCTTTGTCTTTCACGTTCATCTTCATCTTCGTCTCTCATAGTCATTTCCCGATCGATCTCATCTTGTACAAATTGGTCATCCAATGGATCGACTGGGTCAACTGATGGTATATCAGGCATTTCTACCTTATATCCCGGACATGATGGATCCGCCTGTGGATCAAAACATGTATCATACTGATAAGTGTAAACCACTACTGGATCAGTGACTTTACCTTCACCTTCCCATACTATTGAGCCATCTCCCCAATAATCGATAGGAACTCCACCAACACCAACTACTTTGTTGATAGAATTACCTGGCAATCCTGTCCAGTCGTCGGTCTCTCTGAATATGTAACCACCGTCGACTGCATTTTCATTTTGTACTGTCACAAACAATGGATCATCAATATCCTTAATTGTAGTGTAACGATACAAAACTGTATTGACTTGCAAACCTGCCTGCTGAGGCAAAACATTGTTCATTACCCATGCATATCCATTCTGTGCTGCATTGGTCGTTTGACCAAATACTTGTTCAGAGTAGGAGTAAGAGGGCGAGTAGGCCAGCAATACCACCACCAGCCATTGCAGTTTCTTTAGTCTGCTCATCCATATCTTCCTTTAATTCTACTTCTTCGGGACTTGAGGATACTCCTTGTGCTTGCCATGCGGCTTTTGCTTCGGGTCCAATAAGTCCATCGTATGGACACGGCGTACCAGCATTCATCATTGCACTAAAGACCCTAGAGTCTTGGCACATCAATGATACTGCTGCTACTTTCATACCCATATCATATAGAGTTTTGGCATTCTTCAGTCTTTCACAGTTTTCATCAGTAAATTGAGTACCTGTAGAAATACCGAGAATTTGTGTTTGTACTGCTCCAGCCACACCAAACGTACAAAGATCTGAGTTTGACGTATTGATTGTAGGTGTGATTGCTGAAGCCGGAGGAGACTTCAGTGTTGTAGTAGTATTACCGTTTGTCGTGATAGTGCTTGTAGTTGTCGACTCAGTTCTTATCAGATTAGGATCTACAGCTTCTTCTTGCGCCAATGCAGCAGGTAGCCAAGATACTAATAAAATAACACCAATTCCAACGCACAAGATTCTGATCAAGCTTGCGTCTAGTTTATCCATTGTATTTTACCTTAATAATTTATTATTATATTATATAAAACAAGGTGATCCAATGATAAATCAAGGCTCCCGTTGGGCGACGAGGTGGGAGCAATCCTCGGAAGATCATGCCGCTAAGGCTACATCTCCATAGTAGTTGTCATCGTTTGCAACTATTTGTTTGAACCCTGTTTTGACAGACGGCGTTCATCGTCTGATTCTCTACATTGTTTTCAGTCGCCCGTCGATTCCATAACGCCCCCATCAAAAGTAGTCTCAGCGCAGTGATGCCCCCTCATCCGTCGATGGGCAGGTCAACAGTGATAAAACTACTTTTGGTGGAGGCGAGGGGATTTGAACCCCTGTCCGCACTTCTTATTTACAATGTTTCAACGAATACCTGTCAAAAACCTGTCAATTAATTGACAGGTTTCTAGATTTATTTATACTTTTTTCAATTCAAAGATAGCATCAACTTCATCTAAATCTAGTAAATCTTTATCAAGCGAGTCCATCATCATTTTTAATGTTTGATAAACATCATCCGGATCATCACCAAAGACATTTACTGGATTTGATGTATAGTATTTGATAGATCCATCATCATCGTAATATACTTCGTGGATATAAAACCCATATCCTCGATTTTTAGATCTAAAACAAATTCTATAGTTCCAACTCATATTACCAAGCCAGTTGTAGCTTGTAACCAAGCTTTTTCTACTTCATCACTACTTTCTACAATAGCAACAATCATATTACGATAGACTTTAGCTTCTTTAGTATTTGGAGCTCCAGTCATACATATTCCTGGAGCAAATCCCATACCCTGCTCTGTTTGAACAAAAGTCCGCGGTGATTCTAGAGTAATACCACCATCATCTTTTTCTTTATACCGTCCTACAATTTCTCCAACTGGAGTTAAAACAGTAACTACATCACCTTTATTAGACATCATTTTCCTCTTTTATTGATTGCATAATTTCTTCACTAATTCTTTCAATTTCTTTGTCACTCATTAAATCAAAAGTTTTAGCAACACCTTCTATTCGACCTTGCTTAACACCAAAATATTTACCAGCATAAAAAGCAATAGCCAACAATGATGTTGCAATAAATGTATGTTCTAATCCGGTCATTTCTTTTTGCCTATAGTCCGTTGGTGGTTTTTATATTTATTACCATATGCATCTTCACCATTATAATATAATCTACCAGATTGGTGTGGTTTTTCTGTATCTGGGCCGGTTCTTAACTCTGAGAACTTAAGTTGTATATCCCATTCTTCTTTTAAAACTTCTTCATCAAAAAGATCCATTGCATTTACAACCTTAAACTCTTCAACAAAAAATCTTGGAATAGGCATAAAGGCGCTAATGATTGTTCCTTTTGGAATAAAGATTTTTTCATTTGGTTTTGTCATTTTAAGATTAAAAGTAAAATCTCTTCTTAAATTATCTGTTTCAATGACACCGGTTAAGTTTCTAATTCCGTGATTAATAATATTTGGTGGATCCATCGTTATTAAATTAATATTAGGTGGAGTTCTTAATGTCCAATTATTTTGAATTGTAATGATTCCATCACCAAAGTGACTATTAATATGTTGACGGTTATTTTCACTTTCACCAAATTCTATTACAGTATCTTCTAAATCTCTGCCACCATTCCATTCAGCCCAAAAATTGTATTGAGTTTTTACACCAAAGCCGTATTGATTACCTATTGTAAGTGGTAGGCAATAATACGCGTGAGTACTAAACCAATCACGTTTTTTCATACCTGCAAAAGGAACAATAACATCATCTAAATTACCTTCCTCTGCATGATGCGGCAAAGCGGCAATAGTATTTTCTGGTATAATCATCCTAAAGATATTCCTGTTTCTGACCAATGATCATCACTGTGTTCTTTTTGTGAAGTATAAAAACTACACAAAGTATATCTTATTCCTTCTGTCACTTCTCTCACACCATGCAAATATTCTAACGTGCCCGGAAAAATTACAAGCATTCCTGGCTTAATTTTTGGTGAAAAGTTTTTATTAGGAAAATGTATTTCACCACCAGTAAAATTATCATTGAGATAAATTATACTAGCATATTCACGATATGGGAACGGATGAGGACTTCCATCTGGTTCTTCTGCATCAGCATGAGGTGTGAGTTCATATCCATCAAACCAACGTACAAACTGACAAAGATCTGAATACATTATATCTTTGTCGAATATAGATTTAATGATTTTAATAACACGCTTTCTTTGTTGCCACATAATATTTGCCATATATGGATGACCATTTTTATGCACTTCATGCGCGTTATAAAATCTACCATTCCAAAAGTCTACATCTTCATAACTATGGTTCCACCACGTTTCTTCTGGCACCTGTGTAATAAATTCGTAAAGGTGATTAAGATATCTAGGAGACAAAAAATCTTCAACGATAACAATGTCATCAACTCTGTCTGTAGTAATTTCAGTTATCATCTATGTGCTACAGTATAGTCATTACCATCATGTTTGGAGCATTTGAAAGTTTCCTTTTCTCCAGTTTCTTGATTGTCTATGTAAAAACCACCCCCATCAATACATGTATCCCACAATGTTCTTAAAAAATCATCCATTGCTTCTTTACGTGTAACTGTATTCTCAACATCAATCATAATCTTATGCACTTCTTCTCTTTCTTCGAGTGCAAATTTTAATTTATCTTCCCACACATTTTCAGTATTTGCTGTACCAACAGCAAGACCAATTATAAAGAAAAATAAGTACATTAAAAATTTCATTTGAACGCCAACACAAATAAGATTAGTAGTAAAAGAACATTAGTGAATCCAATTTCTATAGCAAGAATAGTATGATACCACACCCAACGTGCTTGGTAAACTTTATTGACCTCACCGTCTTGTGGCAATTTTTCTACTATAGCTTTATCTATAGGATTTTCTTCAACCGGCTTTTCCAGTTGTTTAATAACGTTATTAAACCAATTCACGATTTATGGCTCCCATGTTTCACACTTAAGTGAAGGTTTTGCATTAGTGTGATATATATCACATTTGCGTTCTTCAAAATCAACAGGCCTTAAAAAACTCCAGTCGGTAGTTTCCCACGCTACTACTAAAAATGGTAACATTGCAATAATTAATAAATCTTTCATGCGTTGTTTAGTCATACCATTTTCCTCTATTTGGTCGGAGTAGCAGGATTCGAACCTGCGACCTTCCGCTCCCAAAGCGGACGCACTACCAAGCTGTGCTATACTCCGTTTCTTTTTGCAAAATATACTCGCGTATAATACTTTCGAGTGATTGCAAAAATAGAAAACGCTATTGTAAAAAATAATGTTGTTTGTGCTGCTGTCATATTATAATAAAACGCAATATTAATAAACAAATAATTTAAAGGAACGTTAATTAGTGCAGCAACAATAGTATCTGTAATTGCTTCTTTAAATGCTTCTTTTTTCATATACTTCCTCAACCATAGGTATATACTACCATAGTTGAGAAATAAAGTAAACTGTTAAAATAAACAAATATTTTCTTGATCAATAGGTTTTTCAAAGAGTACATTATAACCAATGCTGTGTTCATACTCACTCAGCTGACTCATTATATATCTTACTCGTTGTAGGTGTTCATGATTATCAGTGGGCGGTGGCTGTTCTTCAATAGGTTCTAAACAAAAACATCCACCATTAGTTCCTAGGCTTATGGATTTACCTGTTTCAGGTATTACAATTCTTTCGCTACGATCTGAAAATCTTCCAGTTGAGAGATCAGCATAAGACATGATTGTTCCGTAGCCACCATAGATACCTTGGTATTCTGGATTATTTTCATTTGGATTATAACCGGGTAAGTTATATCCAAAACCATATTCAAAAATTGGTACATTTATTGCGTCATCCCATTCGTGCTCTAATCCTAATAAGTGACCAACTTCATGTACAAATGTTTCTGATGCTCGTTCATAATATCGAGTTGTTTCGCCTTCTTGAAATGTATCACCATAAAAACATTGAGAAATACCTCGAGTATAATCTAAACCATTTGTTGCATCTAACTGAGCTACACCACATGCAATAGGATTTTCTGGTCTCTTTTTAAAGAGAAATGCTAAATCTGCATTTGCACCGCGCTGCCTTTCATCTATTTCATTATAAGGAGATCTACCATAAAAGAAATCATAGTACTCACCTCTTAAGTCAGTATTTTGTGTCTGTACTTCCCAAATTCCTGCTAGGCGTAATCTTATATCAACATTAGATTCAGCAAAATAAATGTTTGCTTGTTGTAATTGATATAAAACAAATTCTTCATCTTCACCTAAGGCAACATCAAGCGCGACTAATATATCAATAATAGCAATACCATCATTATTTACATCGTAAGGATAACTTACTGATGACTTTTGTTTAATACCATCACATGTAGTATATTCAAAACGACTATCACCGGTGTCTGTGTACGTAGTAGGACACTCGGTTGGTTCTTCCATTTGTAATTGTTCCCAACATTCTTGTGCTACTGGCTTGACACGTTCTGAATATGAACCACCTTCGCCATCTGCATAATCCTGTATTAGATCGTCACGTAAAACATTGTCAATAGTATTAAGTAATTCTAAAAATCTTTCTTCTGGTGTTATTAACGCACAGTATGATTCGCCAATTGGAGTGCCACGCTCAAGTGGACCTTCATAACCACATTCCTCAGATTTTTCTTGTTCTGAACGTACTTCACCACCCTGTCCATCAGCTGTAATTGTAACTTTAGTTGTATCTTCACAAAACTCATCAAGCAATGTACCTTCTGTTGGTGGTTCTACATAACCACACTGTTCTGAGTTTGGAGTTTCTTGTTGAGTAGAACCGCCGTTACCATCTGCAATTGTTTCGATGAGTGTTGTTCCATTACATGATGTTTCTAAAACAGTTCCTTCTGTTGGATTAGAAGGTGGCGCTATTACTGCTGTTTCTTCTGCACCTCCACCGCCACCGCATCCTGTTAAAAGAAGTAGCGTAAATAATATTTTTTTCATTTTTTATTATCCTTTTCTTTATTTTTACGCATCACTTTTTTACGACGTCTATACTTTTCATTATCTTCTCGTTTACGCGTATAGTCGTCTAAATCGTCTTTAAAGCTTTCACTAATACTTGGTAAAGACTCTTCTTCTTTTGTTTTGTATTGCCACTCATCTGTATGACCAACACTCCACTTTGGTTCAGTTTCAACTGCATAGTTTTGTGTACATACTTTAAAATCTGGCTGAAGAAGTTTGTCAGGCGTTAGACTTGAATCTCGCCAAATAACTCTATTATTTGGTTGAGCAGCAAATTGGCCATTGTCTAGTCTTATAACGTTAAATGATTTGTGCTCAGGATCTTCTTCACTAAAATTAGTATTTAAAATAGAATGATCTCTGTGGCAATTATCAATTGTAAATTCATATTCGCCGGCGTGCATATTCTTATCTTTACCAAAGAATTCGCAACGAGATAATATTGGTTTTTGTACTACAGTAATATCGTAGTCAAAGCAATCCCACAATTGTAGGACATCGAGAGGAAGGAGATCTCCGTGGTCTGTTTTCCAAACAAACGCTGAGATTGGAAGTTTGTCGTATAAAGCACCATAATCAGTGAGAAGTGTTTCAAAGTATAATGCTTTATACATTGTACTTTTAACACTAATCCACACACCTGGTGTAAATTCACCATGGCCTTTTTCTAAATCATACAAATATTCTTTACGAACGTAAACTGAAATGGGTGGTAAAGGATGAACTAGAAATGCCATAATTATTCTTCTTATTGATTAGTGTAAGGTGCAAACTCCATTTCAAAATTTTGTGCAGCTTTTATATTTTCAAACATAAAAGAATGCTGATAAATGTCAGTATATGATTTGAAGTGCCATTCATATTTTTCACATTGTTTCTTACACCAATCTTTACCAGCAGATTCTAAATCACTGTGCAATGTAACCACAATCCCCGGCATCCATTTTCTTTTATAATCAAATATCTGCTGTGGTGTCATAACGAATATTCTAAATTAACCTTGCTATGTTTTTCTTCATCTGCACGAATACAAATCACCATGTCTGCAAGTTTTGCATCTTCTGGTAAATTATAATATTCAATGGCCAGCTGTGGAGCTGGAACATTTTCTATCTCACCTTTATTTATCAATGATAGATATTCAGTGTAACTTTTGACTGCTTCTGCCTCAAAGTAATGTGTCATTCTATGAGCAGTTTTTGGTGAAATCAAATAAGTAATAAGATAAAAGTGCCAAAAAATAAATTGTGCAAAAACAATTAACCAACGTTCAAACCGATTAGGATTAACAATCTCAATAAAAAACATAAGATGTTTACGCTCATTTTCAGCTTCAGCTAGCATTTCATGGATCATTGTTCCATTGCCGCGCTCCATTTTACGAAGACTGCGTAAATGGACTAACATACCTGCTACCATGCCAGGAACACCGGCTACAGTTTCAAGCACAACAGCACGATGGCCATAACGTTTAGCAAAGAACGTGTCAGCAAAGAACCGAAAGAACATCGTCATTGATTTTGCAAACCAATCTCTCATCGTGTTTCTTTCAAGATTTTATCTACACCTTCGACCATTTCGAGGGCATGCACGAACTTATCGACTTGCTCTTCGACTGCGCCAACTAAATCAGGGTGCTCACCGATGCCGACTGCCTTTTCATATACCTCGATATTTACGAGTGCTTCTTCACAAATTGCTGCGTGCTTAGCTCGCACTGCTTTCAGTAGTTTGTCTTTCATCTCTGCTCCTACATTGAACTACGGTTTCTTCTCTTACAACTACACCTTGCATTGGATATGGTAGTCGTTGTTTCTTCTCTATAACAGTTGTGTACCACTCAAAACACTCACCTTGTTCTTCTACATTCGAACAAGCTGGTATGAATAATGCAAAGAGCGCTAGCCCTCTTTTTCCAAGTCCCATACGCATTTGTTTTTCCTCGGATCTGGTTGAGATCTCTTTACCCATAGATGGCCGTTCTTTTCAGCATCTTGAAATGTTAGTGCTGTAATAAAGAATGCGGCGATTACTAATAAGTGTCCCCCTACACTACCGATACCAAAATAAATGGTATATCCTGCCCACAAAGTAAACACAACAGTCCACATCACTGACAAGTAAAACATCAGAATGAATTGTGTGAATGCGTTTGGAATGTGGCGCAGTGGATTGACCTTTAAACTAAAGAAAAAGTTGTACAGGTCATAGATTGCAAAGCCTAATTTCTTAAACATTAGAACTGATCCTCTTCAGTCGAACCTT